GGTTGGCTAAGATACATACTGATGAAAGACCTGATCTCAATAATGCTGTAGTCAGTGATTACACACCTTGGGAAACAGTTCTTCGTCTTAAGCAGTATCCTAAAGAAGAATGGGATGATAGAATAGAGGAAGGTAAGTATATTATTAGTTTGATTACTAAAGACTGGATAGACCTTGATGCACTTGTTGTACCACAATCCTTTCTAGATGCTAGGAAGCAGAATAAAGCAGCTAAGAAGGCTAAGAAGCCTAGTCTTAGTGGTGGTAGAAGAAAGGTGAAAGGTGAGATGACATGTAAAGAAGCTGTTGATCTTGAGAGATATAATGATGGTAGGAACTGTAAGTTTTCTTCCAACATATATGACTTGAAGGAGCTGATGAAGAGTGGTAAGTATTTTATTTACACACTACATGAGGACTTTCTAAAACTAGACAAGTTGTACAAGCATATTGATCATAACTTTATCAAGCTTATTACACTATCTAATAGAGAGAAGACTCTCATCGAGAAACTAGAAATACATAATTTAATATCATACGAAGAATTTATGAAAGGTAAAAACAAACCATTTAAAAGATTGGTAACATCAGCTAAAATCCATACTTTTATTAAGAAGTATGAAGCTATATTTAGTCATAGAGGTAAGACAATTAGGAATGCCTCTGATGATCTATACAAGAGACTAGAAGTTCTATGGAAGTATAGAAATAAATATTATAGAAACCATGGTTATGGTGGCCGTGAACAGAAGCTTTACGAAGCTATGTATGCAGTTGCTGACAATCATAATCTCTATGATATGAAAGTCTATCCAGAGTTCCTTGAGATGCAGAAGCTTGTAGAGAAGGAGATTCCATGGATAAAAGTCATGATGGAGCAATTCAGAACATCTTGTACTACTGAGACAGGGGATGCACAAGTATCAATACTTGTGGACATGTTGAAGTATTACAAAAAACGAGTGAACCTCGACCACTACGTGAAAATAAATGAAGAAACAGAAGAGATTGCAGAAACTGTTAGCGAGGAAACAGTGGAGCAATCAGTATTTTAACAGTTAAATAATAATAAATATGAGTAAGTTTATGTCTCTTGACTGGTTCAAGGGGAAGATAGAGAATTCTATCGATCGTGTCATAGCTAAGAAGCTAGACAGTGTTATGGGTGAGGAAGAGTCCTCATCCATAGACATTCAGAAGATCAAGCTGGTTAATGATCAGCTAACGGTTATTCTGAATGATGGTAAGATGTATACTAAAACCGATGCTACTGAGGAAGACTTTGAGTCTGTACAGAGTGCAAAGACAGTTCAACAGCTGGAATGCATTATGATGGATGATCAGACAGCTCAGGACAAAGAGCAACAGAGAAGAGATATCGAGAAAGCTAAGGCTTTACAACTTGGTATTGATGTACTCGTTGAGCTTGATGACTTCAGAAGAGAAGGTAATAGTTGTTATCTTGTAGGTACTAATAGAACTATGCCTAGTCTACTAGTAGAGAAGTTTATAGAAGTGGTATACAGAATCAAGCAGTATCGCTATGGTAACTCACCATTGCAGCATCACTGTGATCAAGATGATGAATACCAGTCTCTGAAGAACTTCTTTATGTGGTGTTGTTTGAATCCAAGAGCTGAGGTAGCCAATGAGCTATACAGGTTCTTGACTGAGAACAGCTTCAGAATTACTAAGCAAGGGTTCTTTGTAGCACTGCGTAATGTTGTTACACTTCATGGATCTCCAGAGCTTGTACACTTTATATCTAACACATATAACAAAGTGAAAGCTGTATGGGGTAAGAAGCCTAAGAAATACACTGTGTTCTTGGAAAATAATGAGTACAAGATTGTTCATGAGAATGGTCTGTATGAAACCAAGACAGAGTTGATTGAAGAGGAATGGTGTGATGAAGATGAGTGCTACTATGAGTGCGAACCATATGAAGAGAGCTATCAAGTTCCTATTGAATATGGTGAGAAGATTGGTAATCTCAAGGATTTATACCTTGACTTGCCAAATAGACATGAGAACAGATTTACTGATGATTGGACTAAGACGTTCGATATTAGAATCGGTAAGCCTGTTAGTATGCCTAAAGAAGATTGCAATTGGTCTACACAAGACTGTGCTGCAGCAGGTTTACACTTCACTGCAGATCAGATACACTATGTAGGATGTGGTGACCAATCTGTTCTAGTACTAATTAATCCAATGAAAGTTGTTGGTATCGGTGAACATAAGGGTAGATGCTATGAGTATCTTCCAATTATGACTGTACCAAGAGAAGAAGCCACAAGTATACTACATGACTTGAGGTTTGATACTCTACAGTTGGATGAGCAGTATGCAGTCAGAGAGCTCGATAGGCTGGAAGAGAAAGCCAAAGAAGGCTTTACAGCTGAGGTTAGTAAACATGAGTTTAATATACCTCACATGACTTACACTGAAATCGAAGACATTGTTGCTAATCTTAGCAAGATGAAGGAGACTATTAGTGATAGAGTTACAGCAATTGAGTAGTTTTAATTGAGGTGGTGTCTCAGATATTTCTTATATTTGAGATACCACTAATTAAAAAACCAATGCTATGGCAACAAGAAAAGGAAAGCAGAGAGTAGCTAGAACTAGAAATGCTGGTACTATGACAGAAGCAGCATTCTGGTCAATGATTAGAAGTGCTCTCAGGCAAAAAAGTAGATGGTGGAAACCAATAGCTGAATGTAAAAAGCTTGCAAGGAGGGCTAGTAAATCCAAAAACAAAAGACAGAAATGGGAATACCAATGCAATTGTTGCAAGGGATGGTTTAAGAGTGACCAAGTTAATGTGGATCACATTGAACAAGCAGGAAGCCTACGATGTTATGATGACTTACCAAAGTTTGTAGAGACTTTGTTCTGTGAACAAGATAACCTACAATGCTTATGTAAGAACTGTCATGACGAAAAAACTAATTTGGAGAAACAATTAAAAAAATATAAACAGAAATGATACAAGGAACTACAAAAACAGAAGAACTATACAGGGCTGTGATGCTGGATAGTTCTAGCTCATTGAAAGACTTTTCGATGGACAGAAAGAAATATCACAGAAAGTACATACTTAACGAAGATATAAAAGAGAAAGACTCTATAGCAGCTAATCTAGGTAGACTAGTAGAAACTATGCTATGGGAGCCTCATCTGTTTGATGAGAAGTTCTTTATGTCTTCCGTAGCATATACACCTACAGGACTGATGCTAGAGTTTGTAGAACGTCTATATGATGTTACCAGAGATTCAACTGATGAGGCTGGTAATGTATCTAGAACGTTCAAAGAACTAGCAGAGGAAGCCTACGCACTATCATCGTTTAAAATTAAATTCGACCAAGTGTTGAAGAAGTTTATAGGATCTGATGCAGAACTATATTACAACGAGATAAGACAGGTTAGAGCTAAGAATCTAACAGTAGTAGATACACAACAGGTGGCTACAGCTGAGAAGATTATAGAAACATTAAGAACTAGTCCTTCAACTAAGGATATAGTATCACTAGTTAGTAGTGAGAGATACGATGTTTATGATCAGTTTCAAGTAGAAGACTACACAGTAGATGGACATCAGTTTAAATCTATGATGGACCGTGTGGTAGTAGACCATGAGAAGAAAACAATCCAAGTTTATGATTTGAAATGTACATGGAATGTTGAGAACTTCTATGAGGAATACTATTTGTATAGAAGAGCATACATTCAGGCTTATCTTTATTATAGAGCGGCTCAGTATCACTTTATGAATAAAGAGGTACTCAACTATACAGTTCTTCTACCAAGATTTATAGTATGTGACAGTGCAGATTACTATCAACCTTTAGTATATACACTTACTGAAGAGAATATGTTTGATGCACGTAATGGTTTCGAACACAAGGGTAGAAAGTATCCAGGTGTAAAGAAACTAATTGAAGAACTGATATGGGCTCATGGTAATAACACATGGAACATATCAAAAGATAATTTTCAAACTTTAGGAATAATAAAATTAACATGAAGAAAACCATAACAACAATATTTATGGTCCCAACATTAAAGATACCTAAGGGGGCACTACGCCTCCTTGGGTTCATTAATGCATTTCAGTACGACATAGATAGAGAGATTGATTATGGTGAAGGTAAAGTGATTTATCTTCTATTCAAGCCCGATGATATAGAGTACTTTAGAGAGTTTCTAGATGCAGAATATGACAGGACTGAAGCTATCATAGAAGACTATGATTATCCAAATGGATTTGTAGTCCTAGTCTATAAGCTAGACTCAACATGGAACAGAGACTTTAGTCTAGTCAAGAGAAGTAAATATTCTAAGACTTCCCCTGCGTTTCAAAAGATGTTCCCTAAGGTGATCAAGATAATAGACAAACGAGGTTTGCATAAAGATGAAATCAGTTTGCAACACAGAGTATTTAACAAGACTCTAGACTTAATAGCATACTGGGAGAAAAAGATCGGTATAGAATGGACAGACGATATGGAGGTATGGCCTGCATATGATGAGTCCAAAGAGATATTAAACATGATGGAAATCAAAAACGAATATAATAATGGAAAAACAAATATCAAAGTTGCTAAGGGAGCATCCAAAGGTAACAGCTAAGATACAAGAAGCATTTATAACTAAACTAGTGGCTTCTATAGATAAAGATAAAATGCCAGAAGACTTTCAGGAGTTTGTGAAATCACAGACAATGGAAGAGAGTAGACTTGCAGAGATAGTTAAGTCTGCACCACACAGCCTGTTCAATGTGTTTGATGAGGAGGGAATATACATAAGTATAATCTATCAAGATGAAGTAGGATTTGTTTGGGACATGGGTCATCCTTATGAAAACCCTAGTATCCCTTTCAACACTAGACTGCAGGCAGAAAAGAAAGCTATATTTAGGGCATTCGAAATATTAGAAGACAAATTAAATCCAACAAAAGATGAAGAAAAAGAAGAAAAAAGTTAGGTCAGTTCTGATAATTGTATTAGATTTGCTAGCTTCGAAATTGATAAGTAAGAAAGAAGCTAAGCTTCTGCTTAATCAAAGTGATCCTATTCGATCTTTTAGTGGATGGTACACTAGCTGTACACAAAACGTAAACATCTGCTATGAGAACAATTGAAGACTTTAATAAAACGTGGAACTCCAGTATATCTGGAGCTGGTCTAGGTATCGAGGTACCTCAAGTCGTAGCGTTTATGAATCATGTCATGACTAATCTCTCAAAGATAGAGGGATTTAAGTTGATTGAGGTGTCTACCATGCGTGGAGTTCCTAGAGTTCAGAGCAACTTAATTGAACTAATGCCATGGGTAGCAGCTGTTATTCATACAGAGATTGAAGAAAAGATTACTATGATATTGAAAGTAGAGTTTGAGATAGAACAAAGACTGAATTCAGTCGGATTAGATATTAACGGTAAACCTTTACAACATGAATAAGAATATTTTTAAACCTAGAGTAAACATACTCCCTTACGAATACCCACAACTTTTAGCATACAAAGATGCAATCAGACATTCCTATTGGATTGACACAGAATTTAATTTTACAGAAGACATACAAGACTTCAAGGTTACTCTTACAGATCAAGAGCGTGACATTATAAAGAAGACTATGCTAGCAATAGCACAGATAGAAGTTAACGTAAAGACATTCTGGGGAGATCTATATAAGCGTATGCCTATAACAGAGATAGGAGATGTAGGATTTACATTTGCAGAGTCTGAGGTTAGACACAAAGATGCATATGCTAGACTGTTGCGTATACTTGGTTTAGAAAAAGAATTCAAAAATGTAGTAGAGATACCAGCCATTGCTGGAAGAATTAAGTACTTGAAAAAGTATTTAGATGGGACAAGATCTAAGGACGACAAGATGTACACTAAGTCTGTCTTACTGTTCTCTTTATTTATAGAGCACGTAAGTCTATTTAGTCAGTTCTTAATCATGATGAGCTTCAACAAAGACAGGAATGTACTTAAAGGTATATCTAACGTTGTTGAGGCCACAAGTAAAGAAGAGGAGATACACGGTAACTTTGGAGCAGAGTTAATTAATATCATCAAGAAAGAAAACCCTGAGTGGTTTGATCAAGAGTTTGGTGACTTAATTAATTCAGCATGTAAGAAAGCTTACGCTGCAGAGTGTGGGATATTAGACTGGATCTTTGAGAAGGGTGAGTTATGGTTCCTACCAAAGGAAACTATACAACACTTTATAATGAATCGATTCAATAATTCCCTCAAGAAGATCGGTATGGATCCTCTATTTACAGTGGATGAGTCATTACTAGAGTCAACACATTGGTTTGACGTAGAGATTACATCTACAAAAGAAGGAGATTTCTTTTATAAGAAGTCTGTGGATTATAACAAAAAGAGTAAAAGTATAACAGAAGACGATTTATTTTAATTATGGAATATGGAAGATATTACTGGCTTAATAAAGACAGTAGACAGTTCTTATCCAGAGGGTACATAGACGAAGAGCCTGAGCAAAGAATACGAGATATAGCTAACGTAGCTGAAAAGTATCTAGGTGAAGTAGGATTTGCTGCTAAGTTTGAAAACTACATGTCAAGAGGTTTCTATAGTCTATCTACACCAGTCTGGATAAACTTTGGTAAAAGAAAAGGCCTACCTATCAGTTGTTATGGATCTAATGTGGATGACACGTTAGATAGTATCCTAAACGCTGGACGTGAGGTAGGTATGATGTCTAAATATGGAGGAGGTACAAGTGCCTATCTAGGTAACATTAGACCAAGAGGTAGTGAAATATCTACTGGGGGACATGCTGATGGGCCTGTGCACTACGCAAGAATATACGATACAGTTGTAGATGTTTGTAAACAATCTGCAGCTAGACGTGGTGCTTGTGCAGTTTATCTACCGGTTGAACACAAGGATATAGAAGAGTTTCTAGATATAGGAACTGAAGGTAATCCTATTCAAGGACTTCAGTATGGAGTCACGGTTACAGATAACTGGTTGAAATCCATGAAGGCAGGAAGCAAAGAGAAGCGTAAGATATGGGCCAAGATCATTCAACATAGGAATGAGTTTGGATTTCCATATATTATGTTCTATGACAACTCAAACAATAACACACCGTATAAAGATCTAGGATATAAGATTACAGCATCTAATCTCTGTTCAGAGATACAACTACCAACAGACAGCTTCAATAGTTTTGTTTGTTGTTTAGGATCTATCAACCTATTACACTGGGATGAGATAGTAGAAACAGATGCAATAGAAGTGTATACACATTTCTTAAATGCGGTGATGGATGAATTCATACAGAAAGCCGAGTATATGGCAGGTATGAAAAGAGCCTGGAGATTTGCATCTCAACACAGGGCTATTGGTGTAGGGGCATTAGGTTACCATTCCTACTTGCAATCTAAACTGATAGAGTTCGAGTCTTTGGAAGCAAAGATGATTAATGTTAATATTTTTAAAACAATCAAGGACCGAACAGAAGCAGCTTCTCAATGGCTGCATGATGCAAAAGGGTATAAATGTATAAGAGAAGGTTATGCTAACACCACATTGATGGCTATAGCACCAACTAAATCTAGTTCGTTTATACATGGGGCAGTATCTATGGGTATTGAACCAATTAAGTCCAACTACTTTATAAAGGATCTTGCTAAGTCTAAGACTATATACAAGAATCCATTCCTCATCGAGGAGTTAGAGAAGTATGGCCTTAATAACAAGGAGACTTGGGACAGTATATTAAAGAAGGATGGTTCGGTTCAACATCTGAACTTTCCTTCTAAGGCTGTCTTTAAGTCTTTCATTGAGATTAGTCCTAAGGAGATAGTGATCCAAGCTTCAGCACGTCAGAAGTATATAGATCAGTCACAGAGTTTAAACTTAATGATTGATCCTAGTATACCAGCAAAAGATATTAATCAACTATATCTATTTGCTCACGAGCAGGGAGTTAAAACACTATACTATCAGTTCAGTCAGAGTTCAGCACAAGCATTTGCACGTAACATTTTGGAGTGTGCAAGCTGTGAAGGCTAACTAACTTAGTTAAAAAAATAATCTATAAAGTTAGAATTGATTGTGATATGTCAGAGAATAGTTTTATATTTGGCATAGAATAGAGGTGGAAGGGTCCACTTCAAAAACAATCAACAACTGGGAGAGGACCCTTTGTGGTATTCACTCGATTATTGAATTAAGTATTTTCTGTTCTGTTTTTTTAATTGTTGAAGAAAAGCCTTGGAGAAATCCAGGGCTTTTTTTGTAGGCAATTACACATAAAATTCGTATATTTATATATAACATTTAAACAATTAAATATGGCAAAAAAAGCACAAAAATCTACAGAAAATGTAGATCAGTTTCAAGAAGCACTTGAAAAGTTAAACAAGCAATATGGTAAGGGTACTGTACTTGCTTTAGAAGATAAGGTTGAGGAGTCTTATGATACTATTAGCACAGGGTCAATTGGTTTTGATTGGATAACGCTAGGTGTTGGAGGGTTTGTCAAAGGTAGAATGTATGAGCTGATGGGCTGGGAAGGTACAGGTAAGTCCACAATCTGTGGTCACGCTGTAGCCAGCTGTCAAGCTAAAGGAGGTAAGGTAGTATACATTGATGGCGAGCATGCTGTTGATACTAACTACTTCAAAGCATTGGGTGTAAACACAGAGACTATGTTGATTGCACAACCATCTTCGGGTGAAGAAGGTTTTCAGATTGCAGTTGAACTAATGCAAACAGGTGATGTAGATCTAGTCATCATAGACTCAGATTCATCACTAATACCAAAAGCAGTACTAGATGGGGCTGTGGGTGAACATGCAATTGGTAAGAAAGCACGACTAAACAGTAGTGCATATCCTAAGCTAAAATCTATAGCACACAACACAAACACATGTCTTATTGTAATCTCTCAGTATAGAGAAAAGATTGGTGTCATGTTTGGTAACCCTACAACTACACAGGGTGGACATGCACTGAAGTTTTATTCTGACTGTAGAATAGAAGTTAGTAGATCACTAGCTAAGGATGGTGGTGTTACCTATGGTAATATCACTAAGGTGAAGGCTACTAAGAATAAGATTACTCCTCCGTATAAACTAGCAGACTTTGAGATAGTGTATGGTATTGGTATTGATAGAGTGGGTGAGATGATGCAATTACTTAATGACTATGAGTTAGGTAGAAAGTATGGTAAGACTATGACAGTCGATGGTGTTAAGCATGATCTTGAAGAGTTCAAAGATATGGTACGTAATGACGAGAAGTTTTACAATGAGTTACGTATGAAGATCATCACAGCTATCAAGGGTGAAGAGATGCAGGAAGAAGAAGAGGAGTCTCCCATAGTGGAGACTAAGATTGAAGTCCAAACACCAGAGCCTGAGATAAAAAGATGGTACGATACAAATGAAATGTAAAGTTTGTGGCAGGAAGAGCGAAAGTGAATACTGCTTCAGACACAAACCAAGAAAGAAACTAGCCTCTAGAAAGTTTAAGAACGCACTTCCATCTAGGGGCAAAGTTTCACCTAACAAAGATCACTTATTTTTTATGGATATATGGAGAAAGAGGCCACACCGGTCTGAGATCAGTGGTGTGTACCTGGGAAAAGAACCCTCTAGTGCCTTCTTTCATCACATACTACCGAAAAATAAATATCCAGAAGTTAGGATGGATGAAGAAAATATTATACTTTTGACACTTGATGAACATGCTGATGTTGAGTCAGATATGTACAAATTTGATATAATAAACCAACGTAGAATTAATCTTTTAAAAAAACTAAATCATGAATCATAAAAGAAAAAAGGCAGACAAATATTTTGCTGCACATGGGATAAACCCAAACACACCAAACAGTGACGGTATTAGCAATGTGCTAGACCTTACACCAAAAAAATCATGGCATCAAGACAGTGATGGTGTTACAAGTTATGCTTGTACTATTAGTGTACAAGGATACTTATTCTATTCACATGTAGATGTAATCTTTACAGACTCAGATGGTAATACATATGAGTTCGAAGGATCTGCAGGTGGTGTAGGAGTAGGAGATACTGAAGCTGAAGGTATTATTTATTTCGGTAATGAAGAGACATTACTAAAAGCAACTACATTCGGAGTAGCATTTATTGCAGAAGATGGTGGTGCACTACAAGTAACATGGGGTACTAGTGGTAACGCTACAGCAGTAGGTGTAGGTGAAGGACTAGGTGCATTTGGTGGTAGTGGATCTTGGAAAAAAGTATAAACTATGTCATACATAAAAAACCAATTCTTTTATACACGGAAAGAACCAATCGAGGGAACAGACCCACAAGAATTTAATGAGTACAAAGATAGTATCAACCTTAATAAGGTGATAAGATCTGTACAGATGTCACCAGATACTATTGTAATATTACTAGATGATATGCACGAGCGTGTACAGGAAGTGCCTAACATTAATCCTAAGAACAATAAAGTGATTGGGACTAAGAAGAAAGTTCAGGTGTTTCAAACTGAGGCATATCTATCAGGTGATGACAAAGTAAGATTTGAGAAACTAACAAACGTAGAAAATGAGTAAGAAACCATACAAGCAACTCTTAGGTAATCGTATATATGTAGATGTACCTGAGAGAAAGAAGAGCAAGCTTGAGGTAGATGCTAACACTAAGGAAGCTCTGCAGAGAGAGATGCTTAAGAAGATGTCAAAACTAAAAGTATTTGATGTTGGAGAACTAGTGACTAATATAGAGCCAGGAGACGAAGTATTAATAGACCCAGGGAAGTTAAAGGACGCACACTTGATTCCTCTTACGGATGATAAGGATGTACTATTGATATCTCCTTTTGATGTTATTCATGTTTGGTAATGAGCGTAGATATAATATCAGGAACAGAGGCAGCTTACACTGTGCCCAAGTGGCCAAGCCAAGAGCTGCCTTTCATTTCCTGCAAATGTATTACTTACGGAAGAACGGATCTACTAGTTGAATCTTTATATAGTTTTCTTATACAAGACTATCCAAAAGATAAGTGCGAGCTAGTAATAGTCAATGACTATCCTCTTCAGAAATTACACTACCCTCACCCACAAGTAAAAATATACAATCTTGATACCACCTTTCCTCTGATCGGAGAGAAAGAGAACTTTGCTATTGAAATATGTCAAGGACCTCTCATCGCTGTATGGGATGATGATGATGTAGCTATGCCCAATCACTTACAGAACATCGCTAAGTATTGGAAGGATGACACTAACATTATCCACTGGGAGACAGGAGTATACTACAACGAACCTAACATTACACAGATAATGGGAGTTGGTAACTCAGGTATTGTATACAGCAAGGATGTTTGGGAAAGAATAGGTAAAAGCCCATTAGAGAATGCTGGTGGAGACATGACACTAACCAATAGGATACATGCCTTAGGTGGTAAAGTTGATGTCAAAATGCCAGATAGTGAAGCATCCTGGTTCTATATGTGGGGTGGTAGAGGTTATCATCAATCCGGTATGGGTACAGATACTGAAGATAGGCCGAACATTATAGAAAGACATTGCGAGTTTGTAGAACAACAACGTAAAGCTGGTAATGTTCCTACAGGTGACATACATTTGGTTCCTCAATGGAAACATGACTATAAACAAATGTTGAAAGACTATGTTAATAAACGCAATAATAATAAATAGAAACCTTTTAACAACACTAAAGCATACAGTAGACTTTCTTGAAAAAGAAGAGAGGATAAATAACATATACATTATAGATAATGATTCTACTTATCCTCCGTTGTTAGAGTACTATAAGAATACTCCAGCAGGAGTTCACTTCTTACGTGCTAACTATGGTCCTCAACATGTTTGGGCCTCACAGTTTAACTGTCTTAGAGATGCAGATTATTATATAGTTACCGATCCTGATTGTACATACGATGGTGTACCATCTGATTGGTTGGACAAGATGCTAGCTGTAAGAGAAGACAAAGTGGGATTCTCGTTAGAGATAAATGATTTACCAGACACAGAGATTGGTAAAGCAGCCAAAGCTCATGAAAGTAAATACTGGACAGTTCCACATAATCATGGTTGGGATGCACATATAGATACTACGTTCGCATTGTATGCTAATGGTGTTAGATTTGGTTATGATGCGATAAGATTAGATAGGCCGTATACAATAAAACATGAGCCCTGGTATCTTGACAAAGATAATATTAATGAAGAGTGGAGGTATTACTTAGAAAATGCATCTCCAGTCTCAACATGGGGACATAGATTAGCAAAAAAGTTATGAAGATAGAGGTGTCAAATGGTGAGTTGCTAGACAAGCTGTCAATACTCAAACTGAAGCTTGAGAACATAAAAGATCGTGAGAAGTTAAGAAACGTAGAGAAGGAGTATAATATACTAAATCCTCTAGCACAAATACTTTTTGATAATTTTGATATAGAGGAAGCTTACAAGGATCTTCACAGTATAAATGAGAAGCTATGGTTTATAGAAGATTGGTTAAGAGATCTGGAAGCTGCATCATGTTTTGATGATGGGTTTGTTGAGTTGGCTAGATCTGTATATATTACCAACGATCAAAGAAGTGAATGTAAAAAGAGAATAAATCTATTGACTAAGTCAGAAATAGTAGAAGAAAAATCATACAAAGACTATGACAACAACAGGAGGAGACGATAATAACGGGTGGAATTGGACAGGTATACTAGTGTGGGCCATGATATTCTACATAACTTGGGTGTTATGGAGATGGTTACACTACGTATTTACCGGTCTTGTAGCTTAACTGGATAGAGCACCTCACTACGGATGAGGAGGTTGTAGGTTCGAATCCTACCAAGATCACATGAAATATATAATAATAATAATGCTAGCACTTCTGAGCATGTCTTGTGCTACTCAGAAGCCTAACACTATAAATAAAAGATTGTTTAAGAAGGAGCTTAAAAGAGCTGCTAAGAATCCGATTGCTATCTGCAACCCATTCTACACTTACTCATCTTGCCACCTTTCTTCATGTAAGCTTTACGTGCAGTCTTTCTAACCATACCTTTCTTAGTACCTGACTTAGCCATGTAAGCCTTGCGAGCGGTTTTTCTAACCATTCCCTTTTTAGTACCAGACTTTGCATAGCCCATTTTGTTACGTACAGCTGTAGGTAACTTCTTAAGACCTTTTTGTGAAGGCTTAACTTTCTTCAAGCCTGCCTTAGCTTTGTGTACTTTTTTTCCTTTTTTAGCATCTTGATTTAAGTAAGATACTTTTGAGCCAAACTTGTCAGCTTTCTTTTTCATGGCTGCAACAGACATACCTTTCTTAGCCTTTTTCATGTAGGCTCTTCTAGCTGTCTTACGCACCATTCCTTTTTTAGTTCCAGATTTGGCTTTCATTTTACTACCATATCCAGCTTTTTTTACTTTGGAGCCAGCTTTAGACTTCTTCATATAAGCCTTACGAGCTGTTTTACGGACCATACCTTTTTTTGTTCCCATTGTATTTAGATTATTTTGAGTTAATTAACATTTCCACCTACGTCTAGCTTGTCTTATTCTAGAGTTCGGATTATTTCTAGTTTTTGCACTACTGCGTTTTAATTGTCCCAAACTCCTAGCACAATAAGACTTACGTCTTTTAGCAGCTTTAGAGCCCTTCTTTACTTTACCAGTAACGGCTGTCTTTAGTTTAGATCCAGGATTAGCACGTCTATATGCTGCTACACCTTTCTTGGTCATACCAGCTCCAGACTTAGTCTTCCTGTAGTTACCACCTTTACCGGTGGTTCTACGGATAGAATTAGCTTTCTTCCTAGCCATTACTTTTTCTTTTTATTTCTATTAGTAATTTTCTTTAACGTCTTAGCAAAGTTACATCTCTGTGTAGCTTTTCTTCCAGGAGGATTCTTACAATACTGAGCTATACTCATACCTTTACGTTTGGCTGCAGCTGTTAGTGCACCAGGTTTCTTGATAGCTTTCTTAATATCTAATCTCTTTCCCTTTTTTGCTAAGGGTTTAGCTCCTTGTTGCATGTTAGATCCATACTGAGCTTTCTTTTTACGTACGACTTTCTTTTTTCCGTACTTAGTGTACGTTGCTTTTTTCTTACGTACAGCTTTTTTCTTTTTGTGTGCAGGCATTACTTCTTCTTTTTAGATTTGCGTTTACGAAGAGCACTTGTTCTTCGACCCATCCCTACTCTTTTCTTCTCAGCTACTACTGCAGCCTTACGTTTGCCCACACCTTTCCAGGTGACCGGTGTCTTCTTACTTATTCTTTTTGATGGTCTACACTTCTTAGTACCCTTGTTCTTTGAAGAACCACAAGGGTTGCCTTTTTCATCTTTCCATTTTTCTTTAAACCAGCGTTTAAGAGCTAGACCTTTTGCAGTTTTACGTACAGCCATATCATTACTTTTTACCAGCTCTACGTTTTCTACATTTAGCTATGGCACCAGAGGCATAAGCAGAAGGAAATACCTTATACCTAGCCTTCACTTGATGATAACAAGCGTCATGGTTAGGTTTAGAAGACTTTCCCTTCTTAGCCTTAGCTACCTTTTTACGTACTTTCCCTCCTACTCTAGATTTCCGTTTAACAGCCATATGTGATTGTGTTTATTCCACAGCCTTCAGTGGTTGTGGTTGTGTTGGGGGTTCTGGGGCTTCAACAATTACGCCACCTTCAACTCCCTCTTTCATTATTTTCTCGATTACATCATTAGTTTGCATCATGAGGTTAAATTTACTAGCCTCTTCTGTTGCTAAGTATGATCTCACCATGTTTAGTATAAGACCAAACTCTTGTCCTGAAATTTCAAATTTATCCTCTGGTTTCCAGGTGTACCTTCCTTGAGGATTATAGATTGGTTTATTATCTTCTGCCATTGTATTTAATTTAAGCGTTAATATAGAAACAAATGTAATATATTTTTAGTCATCAAGCAAATTTATTCTAAAAACTATAGAACCTGAGGTCTTAATACTTTTAGATAAATCTAACTTTATACCAAATACATTATGTAGTTTCAATATTTCTTGTAATAACATCTCTGCATACTTAGGCATGCTAGGAGCTAGTCTAAATATGTAGGAGTCAGAACTCTTAGTAATTTGCATACTAGAGTGTTCATCAATGGAGTCTATGAGTCCTTCCAAGTGAGCAAAATAAGTCATTTCATTCTCACGCAATACTTCAGGAAAGAATTTTCTTTGTATCTCCATGATTTATTATATATACCCAGGGACACTAGGCCCCTGAGTTATATAGTTTGTAATTAGATTACGGACATGCGTTCACTGCGAGTACAGATCCATCTAATGCAAGTTGAGCATTCCAGAATGTTCCATTAGCTATGCTAACTTTGTGATATAATGTATCACCATCTACTGGGTTGTTACCACCTGCATCATTGTATAGTACATCTCCTACAGATACCACTGCTACATTCGCTTGTTCGATGAATGCTGCTGTATCTATAGTTTCGCTACAAGCATCTGCTGCATCACCTGCTTCAGAATAGTTACAAGCTGGTAAAGGTGCTGCTGTTGTTGTGCTAGTTGAAGTTGTACTAGTGGTAGGGTAACAACACTCATATGTAATATTTTGTGGTAGTTCCTTCCAGTTTCCATTTTTTGGTATCTTACGTCTTAAGACGAGAGAACCAGCTACTACACGACCAGATGCATCATATCTGACGTAAGCCTTCAACGGTCTTTTGTTAATGCTTCCCATTTTATTTAAGTTTTAAAGGGTTAGTAATTAAGTTTATATTTATTATGTAAATCCTTGAGCTTTTTAGCATAGTAACCAGTACAATGCTTCATGCTCACTTCGTTGTTTAAAACAACGTCTAGGTGTGGATCTTTGAAAGGATCTGCACCTGCATGGTATTTACCTTTATAGAAACAAGGATATCCTCCTTGCTCTGTAGCGACAATACCTGCATTGTGATAGATAGGATGGGTTTCTAATTTAGTCACAGGATCTGGACCCCATGAAAATCCCATCTCTGGTATCACTTTAGTTTCTTTTTCCCTCACCCACAGATTCCATAACACAGCCCACATATCTGCACACCATGATTGGAATCCATCATTTTCACTCTTGAAGAACTCTCTGTTTATTTTTTGAAGATAAGTTCTAACAAGTATACAGTCATTCATCACTTTACTCCAGAAAGATGCATCTATATTCTTAAGTAGATATTGTGCACCACCAGAGTGATCGTTGTTAGCTTCAGCAACTTCTCTGCTTATGCCAACCACACTTGCTATCTCAGCTAGTACATCTCTAGTTTTATATTGTTCTAACTTTTCTGGTAGAACTTGATGAACCTTGCTATCAAAATAGCTAGCGTTGATATAACTGTTTGTGTCGGATAGATAACATACATCATCTTCAATGTAGTCATCTATATTAAATTTGTCTGTCCATAAAATGTCAGAGTCACAATAGAATATAGCGTGATCTTTCATCTCTGGATGCTCAGACCAGTATCTCCATAACAACCAAGGTCTCATTATTGGTATGTATATAGATATAAGATTGGTAAGTTCTCCTTCTTTATCTTTGTAGAAGTTCCATTCAGCTTCTGGATAGAGATCTACAACTTGTTGCCACTTAGTATTAAACTCTCTCTTCTGGGGTGTGTAAATAAGAATGATTGCATCCTTAGATTTTCCTTGTTCCCTTAAACTTTCGAGCCACATGTGCACTTGCCATGTGTAATAAGTGTCGTCTGGTTGAGCACAGACATATTTCAGTTCTTTCATTATGTAGTTATTGGTTTTAAATTATCTTACGGTGATGTAGTAGTAGTTGTTGTAGTACTACAGTTACATTTGTGAGTTACTTGAATCAATCTTTCAAGTTGCTTAGAGATTCTCCAAAGCATTTGATCTGTGTAACCCGAGTTGACCGGTCTAGGTGGAATTGCCATGATATTACGTTTTTAACAAATTTATTAATATTTTATTTATTATTTCAATTTATCATCAAATTAAAATAATCATTCTGATTAGAATATCTTATATCTAATTACAATACCATAACCACCTGGATTATCCGGTTGAACAAAAACTCTAGCACCTACATCTATTTTAGATAGACCCACGGTGACTTCTCCAAATAATATTGGGTTGGTAAGTGTAATTTGGTGCGTTTGAACACCTATGTAGCCTCCAAAGTTTAACTTCTTTTTAGCATCAATGATGTCCTCCTGCGTTGATATGTATTCTTTCTGAGACGCAATGATATCATCTTTGGTCTTCAGCTGTGAGATAAAACTAATCTCCTTCTGTTCAAAGAGATTTATTCTATCCTCTAGTTCTTTAGTTATTAGTTTTAGGTTGTCGTATTGGATGAGATCCTTTACTACTAGTCTAGCCTGTTCTTCAGTTAGGATTACTACTGGTTGGATATCTGTCTGTGAAAAACTCTTGAAGCTCACTAACAGGCATAGAATCAACCACTTTAAGTTGAACATATTCTTTTTCTTTTATGGTTTTTATCTTTTCTACTACCTTCACATCTGCATTCGACAAGCTGTCTATCTTTATTCTAAGTAGTTCGTCTTTCTTCTCGTAAATTTTTATCTGCTCGTTTATCTCTTGCAGCTTTTCTTCATACAAAGAGATCTCTCTCTGTGACTGTAAGTTAAGAAAGATGAGAACAACTATGATAAGTAAACCAAACCATTGGTTCTTTAAAAAATTCAGTACTTTTATCATACTATATCGTTTGACTCTATTAGAGTGTAGGTGAATTTGTTACCCCATATAGCAGCTGCTTTTTTGCAGATACCTAGGAACTCATGCCAATCGTCATTATCAGCAATCACCTGACAGCCTGCAGACCATTTGTCTACACGCCATGATTTGCCACCTTTCTTAGCTGTGGCTCTGTGTATATTTATACCGAAGATACCTTCGTGTACATTATCATCATTAAGATCGTACACATTGTCTTTGTTCTTATCCCTGTACACTTTGACAGGAGCTCTTTGACAAAGGGCATCATATTTTCCTTGGTGCTTTCGGATTTTATAAGCACCTCTGTATTGTCCGGGCTTGAGAATAGCCACTCCTTTTTCGTTAAGGAGGTTACCCACCCAGTGTGTGCCTGGATCTGTTGTACATTTATAGCAGTGGAACTTCCACTCACCATCTACTTTGTAGGACACTGTGATGCAATCATCAAAAGCATTTGTCACTCTGTTCTTTGTTTCAGAGTTTCTCACGCCCACTATGTTCACATCATAATCACCATCACCTGCGAAGTATTTATAGCCTTTTACAGCCAATGCTTCTTCTATTTGTTCTCGGGAGTAACAAGACATAGTTACAATATAATTAATTTATTACTTATTGCCAAATGTTTTTTCCAAACCAGCAATACCAAAGCAGCCTAGCGTAACGATAACAAAGGAGTCATAAACGAATTCATTTATAACGAGGTCTTTGCCAATCACACCACTGACTAGGTCAGCTATCATCACTATACACATAATGAGGAACGAGATAAATCCTACAATAGACTTCTCGTTCCAATCATTATCGTCTTTAAAAATATTCTTCCAGCTCATTTTAGCAAGCTGTTAAGTGTGAACCATCACAAAGCCCTTCAGCATTCATGGTGTGTCCACATGTACAAGGTTTACCTTTCATAATTTACTTTTTATTGCGGACTTTGCTAAGTCCCAGTTTTTATGGATAAAAATTCCGAAGCAAACGCCAGCCCATATTTTAAGGCCAAATATCCAGAGACCAATACCAACCCCAAGGCCAGCTGCTCCTTCAATACCGTTTCCAACGATCCAGTTTTTAATTAGTTTTAAAACACTTTTTACTTTATTCATAATTATATATTTAGGTTAAAATTGACTAGCCTTTTTTAGCTCTTCAATATCCTCTACTAGTTCTTCTAGTGTAACAGGACATTCTAGATCTAGGCCAGCTTTATACTCTAGTTCCTTATATCCATCTTTGAATACTATTATCGTAGGAACCATACGTATTCTATACTTTTTCTTTATTCCAGGTGCTTCAGCTAAGTTGATACGATGGTATTTCACTCCTTCCAGCTTTTTCCAATCCTGAAATGCATTATCTTTGTTGAACTCAGCCCATACTTCTATGACTACAAGACTTTCATTCTCACCGAATGCAGATGTGCCACTTATAGCATTGTCAAACTCAGACTCTGAGATAAAATTTTGAGACAATAAACTTAGTGGTAGACTTAGTATAAGTATGAGGAGAAGATTCTTCATTATCTTCCTTTTGTTAGTTCGTATATTCTTTCCTCCATCTTTTCAAACTTCTCTAATAATAAGTCCACATCCTCTTGTGTCTCCATTATAGTTTGTCTGACGAGCTCATCCTTGAGTTCATATTCTACTTTTGATATTTCTGGTTCTGGTAGTTCCATAGCTAGTGCTATGTCTGCTTGCAGCACGAAGTACATACTTGCTAAAGATACTGCTCCCCCTATGATTAGTCCTAGGGTCTTAAGATCGAGTGTTATTTTGGTTTCCTCTCCGATTTGAGGTGCCTGTTTTGCCATGATTAATTAAATGTAAAGTTGAGACCGAAACTAGTTTGATATATTTCACTGTCCCATAACTTTGCATACTCTCCCTCTACGTACACTCCTAGATGTTTTGATAACTTCCATCCAGCACTAAGGCCTGCAGAATAGTCATCCCACTGCTCAAACTCAGAGTCTTGTCTTAATCCTCCGAGTCCCCAGTTATTTCTATTACCATAGCTGAAATCCTCATCACCAGCTACGTATTTATGATAGGGTAGAATCCAGTTAGCATATGCATGTAACCAGAACTTTGACTTGTAGTGATAGAAATCTACACCCACGATTGGTGCAACTTCAGCAAAAGGATCTAGTAAGTCCCATGCTTCTCTGTTAAACCTATTCATTAAATTAGTAAATACGGTTTGTCTAAATTGTAAATCTGTATAAGCTACAATATCTCCCTGTGCGTTTATCCAATACCAATCATACATATCGTTTCCAAGTTCATCTTGAGATTGATAGAATATGTCATCATAACCATAAAGGAAGCCAAGAGTATACCATGGGTTCACTGCATCACCAAACTCATTTGTTTCATTTAACCATATCTCAACCGGGTTATACCCATAAGCACGCTCGTGAGTACGGTAGATTGCACCAGCTGATATACTAAACTTCTCACCAATAGGTAGTCTAGCTCTTAGTTCTGCTGACTTATAGTTTACATTTACCTTTCCTACTCCTCTACTTTCTAATTTTACTATATGATAATCACCTGTATGTTTTATAAAGTATCTGTGGTTCTTAAAGTATTCTCCTCTCCAACGTTCTTTTTCATAATGTATTTGGTACTCCAATCCAGTGATCGCAGATGATGGTGCAGTGAATGCTAGCTGATTCTCTGTTCCATCATAGTAGTTTTTAGGTTTTCTCTCATAATTGAAACGTGCCAGCTTCCTGATTCCAAATCCAATACGATAATCAAACTCAAACTCTGGAGTATTGTTTACCACTTGAGGAACATCATAGAGTCCACCATCGGGATTAGTTCTTACAAAGTACACATCGTTAGGAGGTTCAATAGCATTTCTCACATCACCAGCTCCATAGACTGTTCCATATTTTAGGAGGTCTTCATATAGAGATTTAAAAAATCCATCCTTCTCCTGTCCTATTGCGGATACAGAAAACAAGGATAATAGTATAACAAGTATTAATTTTTTCATAGGGGTATAGGGTGCCTATAGCATATTATATTGTAAAATAGAATTAAGATTGGTTTTAAACGCCTGTAGAATATAGCGTATGAACAAATATACTTACACTAATCTGAACAACCAAACATTTCAGGTAAAATTTTTGCTTAATATAGCATAAACGCCTAACTTTGGAATAAAATCACCAGATATGCCACATAGTTACGAGTTCTTTAAAGATGATATAAAAAAATGGTTCATAACAAATGTTCCTAAACATAAGAGAATATTAGATGTAGGGCCTGGTGTGGGAACTTATTCAAACCTTTTAAGATCACATGGGTATCGTATAGATGCTGTGGAAATTTATGCACCCTATGTTCAGAAGTACGATTTAATTAACAAGTATGATAATGTATTTATAGGTGACATCTGTAAATTTGACTTCAAAGATTATGACTTTATAATTTTTGGTGATGTCATAGAACATTTACACAAAGAAGATGCCATAGAACTACACGAAAGACTAATAAAACAGAAGAAAGAGTTTCTATACGCAGTGCCTTGGATGATGGAGCAAGGGGAACATGAGGGAAATATACACGAGACACACCACCAACCAGATCTTACACCAGATGTATTACAGGAAAGATACCCAGAAATGTATTCTTTATTTGAGAATGAATGGTATGGTTACTATGTTCATACACGTAGAAAGTTTGAGAAAGCATATGTTATGTATGCTAGCAATGCTTACTATGATACAGTATGTGCAGCTGTAGAGTCTATCAATCTAGTAAGTAGGATACCAGTCATAGTATACCTATTAAATGATAACAGAAAAGTTCCTAAAGCAGTTACAGTAAAGTGGGAATACGAAGGTCATGATGTAAGACAAAGTGATTATATAAATCGTAATGACAGTAGAGTGTATGATCTGTTAATACAAAGACCTTGTGTTGTAAAACATGCATTGAATAACTATGCAAAGACTGTAGCTTATATAGACTCTGATAGTGTAGTGACTAAGTATATAGATAGAATATTTAAGTACATGCCAGAGGACTCAACACACCCATATTTTACAGAAGGTATATATGATTATCTATTTATAAATGGTAGAGGTGGAGTAGAAACTAGAGATGAAATGCATAAAAGTTTAGAGCATCCAGCTTGTGAATTATTTGGTGTAGACCAGCTAGTTCGCTCGAAATACCGCCAAACTGGCTATTTTGTAGCAGGACAGCAGTGTTTTGATTTCCTAGATGAGTGGGAGTGGATGTGTAATCATCCTAAGGTAAAAGCAAATCCACAGTACTATGCACCTTACCATGAAGAGACGTTAGTGAATGTATTGTTGTGGAAGTATAATATCCACGAAGGACTTCCTTACATGTATCTAAACTATAACAAGTTTGTAAATATTGATGAACTTCCTTTTGATGGTACAGATCGATACTTAGAGGAGTGGGTTAGACTACCTAAAAAGAAAGAAGAACTGCTTGTATTTCATGGAGAGAAAAGACCAGAGTATATGCGTGCTACAATGTATGCACAAAAGAAACGGATATTATTTGTAGCTCCTCACTTATCTACAGGAGGTATGCCTGCATTTTTATTAAAAAGAATAGAAGCTCTAAAGAATGATTACGACATATATGTAGTAGAATTTAATAACTATAGTAATGAATATGTAGTTCAAAAGAACAGGATAAAAGAAATAGTAGAAGAATTCTATACACTAGATGAAAACAAACGTGAACTAATAGATATTGTTAGAGATAAAAGAATTGATATTGTGCATATAGATGAGATGTCAGAAGACATGGGTCATGATGATGTAATGAATGAGTTGTACTGTAACTGTAGATCATACAGAATCATAGAGACTTGTCACAATATATCATTCACTCCGTCAACCAAGAAGTTTCATCCGGACGCATATGCATTTTGTACACCTTATCACTTAGAAACATTTGAAGATACACCTAGTCCTGTAAAAGAAGTAATAGAGTTTCCTATAGAGAAGAAGGAACGTAACAGAAGAGAAGCTCTTAACACTCTAGGACTAGATCCAACTAAGTCACATGTAGTAAATATAGGATTGTGGACTAGAGGTAAGAATCAAGGAGAAGGATTATCTATGGCTAGAAAGCTCCCACATGTAGAGTTTCATTTTATAGGTAACCAGGCTGGTAATTTTAAAGAGTATTGGGAGCCACTTATGAAAGATGTTCCTGATAATGTTAGAGTATGGGGCGAGAGGTCTGATACTGATTTGTTTTTACAAGCAGCTGATGTCTTTATGTTCAACTCTACTTGGGAGTGTAATCCTCTTGTATTAAGAGAGGCTATAAGTCATGGTCTACCTATACTTGCTAGAAACCTACCTCAATATAAAGATATGTTTACTAAGTATATGGTTGACTTTGATCCTATGAAAGGAAAGAATCAGTTATCTAAGTTACTTAGAGAAGGATATAACTATGAAGTTCCAACTGATAATACTTTAGAACACTTTAGACAGAATCATATTAATCTTTATACACAAGTTTTAGATAAACCAAAGTATAAAAACAAACCTGTAAAAGATTATACTATAACACAAAGCTTTGTTAATGGACCCTTCCTAGAAATAAAAGGTACTAGTGATAGTCATTTTCTTGTAGAGTTCTATGATGGAGATAAACTGATATATAGTAATCTTATAAAGTGTGGGCACTGGGTAAGATTAGATAGACAATACTATACTGCTTGGAGAACAGTGGTATACAAGGATGATGTTCTAGTGATGGACGAGTGGATGGACTTAAAAGATAAGAATGTCCTTATAAGTATGGAGAGTTCTGCACTAGGAGATACAATTGCATGGATAGAGTATGTGTTACAATTTCAATTTGTACACGCCTGCCGTGTTACAATTAGCACTTTCAAGAACTTTTTATTTGAAGAAGTTTATCCAGAGCTTAAGTTTGTAGAACCAGGAACAGTAGTTAGTAATTTATATGCTCAGTATAATATAGGATGGTTTGAAAATAAAAACAAGGAACCAGAACCACCTAAAACTATACCCTTACAAAAAACAGCTACTAATATTTTAGGACTTGAATTTAAAGAAATAAGACCTAGAATTAAATCTAACTTCGGAAATAAATTTAATGGAAGATATGTAACTATCGCTACTAACTCTACGGCTGGTTGTAAGTTCTGGACAAGAGAAGGATGGCAGGAAGTTATAAACTATTTACATAGTCAAGGGTATACAATTATAAATACTTCCAAAGAAGACAATCCTTTTGACAATTGTGAGAAGATATTAGATACCTCTATAGAATATACAATTGATTGTATAAGACAAAGTGCATTCTTTATAGGACTATCTAGCGGATTAAGTTGGTTAGCATGGGCCCTACAAGTCCCAGTTGTTATGATATCTAACTTTAGTGAAGAGGGTCATGAGTTTTCATGTCATAGAGTAACCAACACAAATGTATGCCACGGTTGTTGGAATGATCTAAAGTATACTTTTGATAAAGGGGATTGGGATTGGTGTCCTGAACACAAAGGAACAGATAGACAATTTGAATGTCATAAATCAATCACTGCAGAAGATGTTATAAAAGCTTTACCTATTCAGAGCAACCTATCCAGCTACAGCTAGGTGCTATCGATGAATTAGAGAAACGACCAGTAAATGTTCCTGTACTTTGTGATAATATCTCACCACAATAAGTTGCACCACTACAGTTAGTAGATAATTGGAATTGTGCAATATCACCTACACTAAATGTTCCTCCAGGTATAATTGCTGCACTACCAAAGTCACAGTAAATAGTTGCATCTATATAGAACTGTTGACTATCATCACATCTTTCAACTAACCATCTTAAACCTTGAGATCCAGGATTAGAACGAGAAGTTGAAGTAGTTGTAGTAGGAGGATTACCAGCTCCACATTCACCAATTCTTATTTTTAAAACTCCAGCAGTGTGATATAAACCATATAATGGTATACCAGCTTGTGCAGCTGCACAGTCACTACCATAGTTATGGTGCTCTCCTACCTCTGGCATGATGATACAACTCTCTACATTACTTACATTACCTACGTTTGGAATATTATTAATAGTTCCTTTTTCTGTGATAAGTAAAGCATTTTTCCTATTGTTAGTATTGTTTGCAGAACCAGCTCCTACCATAAATACAGTAGGAATATTTCTACCGTAAGTGTAGTTAGTATTTTGGTAATCATTAAACTGACCATAAACACCTATAGTGTCTGAAGTGGTAGTTGTATTACTACCATTTACTGTTGTATCAGAAAGAGCTTGTAAGGTACGTCCACAAACTATAGACTCATTCTTATAGTTTTTAGCTTGATAACCTAGAGCCCCTGATCTATATCTTACTGCACTACTAGTTCCAATATTATTTTGACTACCGAAAGTAAAACTACAACCTACACTAGTTCCACTGTATACATAGTTACCCCCTCCTACATTTATAGTAAAGTCACCAGCAATACCAGAATTTTGTCCAACAAGTATACTAGATTTACTTCGACTTGTACTTAAAAATCTAAGATTGTTACCAATTCCAAGAACGTTTTGTGTTTGTCCACTAGCAAATTGAGTTTGGACACCAGTTCCTGCTATTATTGAATTAATTAATGCAGAAGATCCGTTAGAACTACTTGATAGAGTATTATTTTGTCCTGCAATAATATTATAATTACTACCTTGATAAATATCATTACTATATCCTCCAACCAGATTACCCTTAGCTCCACTGAATGCTATATTGGATCCACTATTTAATGTGTTCTGTTCTCCAACTACAAGATTTAATCTAGCATTTTTCAGAACATTAGCATAACCACCTACTATATTAGAATCATTATCACCATTACTATCTCTATAGAATGTATTATTAGTTCCAACAACTAAACTCTGGTTAGTATTAAATTCAGCTAAAGCACCTGATGTACTTTTACCATGGTCTCCACCACCAACAATATTATTGATTCCATTCAGGAAGTTACGAGTAGATCCAACAGTTCCTCCATGTTCATGTCCTACTACTAAACTATAGTCCATGTTTATGTTGGACTTACTTGCAGATACTATATTATAATCTGCTCTTATAGTAACTCCTGAATTATTATTATCACCTATCTTGTTTTGGAAACCAGTTATGAATCCTCCTTGCATTGCTGCAGCGTTTGGTATAGTATTTTGATTTCCTGCTATAACAGAGTATTTTATATTATTACCTATAACATTGTCTCTACCTGTTACGAATACAGCTTGAGGAGTTGTACTTGAGGAACTATCACCTAGTGTATTATTCCAACCAACTACAACTGCACCATATGTATTAGAATTACTACCACTTTTTTGTATTATATTGCTAAATCCTCCAACTTCTGCATTATTTACATTAGTAAGAGTATTACTAGCACCCCACATAAAGTTGTTGTTACCATCGATAGATTGTCCACTTCCAGCTACAAGAACATTAATTGCATCTCCACCTGTTTGATGACTTATCCCTGATACATTAGATCTTATCAGTTTCTTACTTATGTTATTATTTTGTCCTGAAAGAATAGAGTTAATAACTGTACCGGTCGCAGGACTGGTCTTATTAACAGTGTTAGTTGTACCTACTACAAGAGAAGCTGTGTTTACAAAACCAGAAACTGTACCAGTAACCAGGTTACCTTGTCCTACTATAAGCATTTTATCTCCTGTAAGATTATTATTAAATCCAACAATAGATAAGTTACTTGATAATGCATCTCCGATCTCATTCTCACTACCACAAATCATGGCAGAACCATCATAAGTTGTAGCATATATATTAGCTACATATGTAGTCTCATCTTCATAAGGAGATACTTCAAGTCTTGGAACAACTCTAGTTACATAGTGTGTACCATTACTTGGTTGTGTGATTCTTATACCCTCAGTTATATATGTATAGTTTGTATTTGTATAAGTTGCACCTATCTTGATTAGATCATTGTTAGCTACATTCAGTGCAAATATTGCATTAGTTAGAGTGTTTTGAGTAGGCTTGACGGTCATATCACCACTCACCTCTAATGTATTTCCAGGACCACTTCCTACCCCTATACCTAAACGTGAACTAGTATCGTCCCAATAGAAGTTAGAATTTCCAGCTATTACTGTTGTTGACTGGCCTTTAACTCCTGACCAGAATGCAACCTCTCCATCTGCAATACCAGAACCACTAACTTGACTAGCAGGTGTTGTACCACTCGAACCTGATGAGCCAGAAGTACCCGATGTAGCTGAG